TCAATGTCGTCGTCCGGGCGGAGCATGAAGTGGGGGAAGTACATACAATACATTGCCACGGCGCCAAGGAACATGCCAAGGAATTCGCCCGCCATTGAAACTCCCATTTCAACAGCATCAATCTTGTCAAGGATAAAAAGAGCAAGACACATTGCGGGGTTGAGATGCGCCGAGACAAACCCAAACATCACAATTGGGATAGCAAATGCCATGCCAAACCCAAATGCGATGAACCCAAAGCCGACACCATGACCTTTGGTCTTGAGGAGATGGTCATTGGCAACCACGCTCAAACCAATAAGGATTGCGAGGAACGAGGAAATAGCCTCAGAGGCAAAAATCTGGAGGAGGTTGTAAGTCATTTTGTAAATTGTAGTAATTTGATACTTGGGATATCAAAGACTCTTTTTTATGGAAATTGTCATTACCGTGGTCAAATGACTACTTACATTACCAGGGTAAAACAACATATCGGCACAAAGTCTATAAAAGAGACACTCGCGCCTCAAACATCACTAAACAATCAACAATGTCCTCCATCGCAATGACCACTCCCATTGTCGCCAAGCCCAACGTTGCCGTGTTTTCTGCTGGCAAGTATGTCAAGAAGTTCCTGAAGCCAATTGAGAGTGTGTGTACTCCTCGTTATGTGGACGTATCCCTCACTGTGGAAACCGCGCCAATGGCGTCTGGTTGCAGGGCCGTGAATGTGTTTGTGAATGATGATCTGTCTGCCCCCGTTCTGGACATTCTTCGGGAAACTGGAGTTGACAGCATCACGATGCGCTGTGCCGGTTTTGACCGTCTGGACGTTGAGCACGCCAAGAGCCTAGGTTTCAAGGTGTACCGAGTCCCCGCATACTCTCCCCGCTCTGTCGCCGAGCTTGCGCTGACGCATATGATGGCGCTCTCTCGCAACTTCCAGCTTGTGCTCCCCCGCGTAAAGACTGGAAACTACACCATGGAAGGCCTTGTGGGTCGCGAGATGACTGGAAAGGTCATCGGCGTGGTAGGCACTGGCAAGATCGCCCAGGAGTTTATCAAGCTCATCAAGCCAATGGCACGCAAGATCATCGCCTATGACGTGTATGAGTCTGAGGATGTCAAGAAGATGGGTGTGGAATACCACAAGCTGTCATATGTCCTGAAAAACTCCGATGTGGTGTCCCTCCACTGCCCTCTCATGGATGCAACGTCAGAGATGATCAACCATATGACTCTGCGCACGATGAAGAAAAATGCAGTCATCATTAACACGGCGCGCGGTGGTCTCATCAACACCAACGACCTTATTGAGGCACTGGAGAAGGGAGTTATCGCTGGCGCGGCAATCGATGTTTATGACAACGAAGCAGGCCTGTTCTTCACCAACCGCTCTGACCTCTCAATGGAAGAGCGAATGGAGAACTGGGACAAGAACATGGCAAGGCTGGTCAACCTCCCCAATGTCATCGTGTCTCCCCACGTTGCTTTCCTAACCAATGAGGCCCTGAAGAACATCTGCGATACCACGACTGACAATCTTGTATGCGCTTTCAACAATCGGCATTCTGATACCAAGCTATTCTGAATCAAAATGAAATGTAATACACTTAATTAAAAAGGCAAAGAGGGTCACAACTTATCAGTAGACTTTATCTCTACATCAACGTTCTTGGCAACATCATTGTAAAACTCCTTGGTTTCAATCGGGAATTTGTACATCCTGTGGTCACCGGTGGCGCACATCTTTATAACTTGAGCACCAGATATAGGTTTCTCTTTCTTCTTACCGGTGTCAAAAGAAGGCGCCGTCATATCCTTTAATGCTCTCTGGATATTCTGGGGGGCGTATGGTATATGATAGTCATCATCAAATAAATTTGCGCTCTCTTTTAGATACTCATTTCTGTATTTCTTCAAGTCTTTTGTGGTGTCTTTGCCGGTGACAGGATCCTTGTGGACAACGACATTCTTATCGGAATCGTATTTGATGAACTTTTGGTCGGCGCATATGCCACGAGTATACCTGAACAAAATGGCGGGTATCTGTTGAGGATCCGCCCCGCGTATTTCACTGATGAACTCCGGTTTCTTGAACACGTCGTACACCGCCTCTACCGCTGACCTATCTGGCACCGCAAGTGTAATGTTAAGATTGATACTGCTATCATTAATAACAGAACCAACATTGCCGTTGTAAACGGTTTGCGGAACAACTTCCTTGCGGTCATAGTCTTCCTTGAGAACAAACTCCTTTGTCTCCAGAACTATAGTGTGACCACAGATAACTTTCTTATGTTTTCCAGCATTTCCGCTATTAGATGTTCCATAACCACAACCACAAGTATAGTAAGGTATTTGAAAGATTTTCATTCTGACATATCATCAGATATTTTATTAAGTTATTTACTACGCTTACTACACTTACCATACTCACACGGTACAGTAGTTTTTAGATACGCTTAGTTGTCTCTTCTTTTTTTTTTTTTTTTTTTGAAATTAGTTTTCTACTGAAATGTTTACATGGTTAACGACTGGCAAAGTCATGAAACACTGCCCGTGTCTCGGCACAATTTACCACGGTCTCTTTTCCAATACTGGTGTCCATACACCCCTTTTCTTTCAATAGGGTTTTCAGGTCATTTTCGTCCTTCTTGATGTCTGTGGAATAAAAGCACATTATTCCAGGTTTGGAAAACGTAGAATAACGACTTTTTAACTTTTTCAAATCCGTATTCTTGGTGCGACCAATCTTACCACGTGATGACAAATCTTTATCGGTGATGTAATAAATTATACCAACGCCAACCTCATTATCTTCATCATCAATCTCTGGTTCATATGTTTCAGAGATTTTCAGTATTGTTTTCCGCTGCTGTTGTATAATTTTATTGAGTTTATCAATCTCACTGTCCTTTGTAGAAACAAGTGTGGACATTTTTTCAAATTGTTCACTTGATACTGTATGTGTTGTTATTGCTTTGCGTTCATAGTCTTCCTTGAGAACAAACTCCTTTATAGAATTTGACATTTCATGACCGCATTTGGTCTTCTTATGTCTTGAAGCATTTCCGTGAGCACTGGTTTCATATCCACAACCACAACTGTGATATGGTATGTTGTAGTTCTTCATTTATGAATAAACTGAAACACGATTAAGATAATATTACAGTTTTGTCGATATAAAGCAAATGACAATTACATGGAATAAATGTTTGGGTTGTCTGTAATGATTGCTGCAACTCCATATCCCAAAAGCCGGCGTATGTCATCAATGTTGTTCACCGTATAGGCATATACTTTGATGCCAAGATCGGTGGCATAATCTACAACTTGTTGAGAAATTGTGTGATGGTGAAGCACGACGTGTGAGCACCCTAATTCTTTGCAATTACGTATGGCACGTTTTGGTCGCAATAGCGAAATCAACCCAGTGAGAATGTTGTCATCAAGTTTGCGAATAGTTTTTATTTCCTCCCAATCGAAAGATGTGACAAGGATTTTATCATACGGTATGCCTGATTTGAGTATGGCATCTACTACGAGTTGTGAGGTCTTTCGTGACTTTATTTCAATGTCATAAGTAAAATCAGTTCCAAATTCTGCCAGCACTTGATCCAAGGATGGTATTTTTTCGGTGGATTCTCGTATTGTTAGTTTTTGTATCTGGTCCCACGTGTGGTCTTCCACCCTTCCGGATGCGTTGGTTGTGCGGTCCAGGGTGTTGTCGTGAATTACAATGGGTATGTTGTCCTTTGTTTTTCGCACGTCAAATTCAATGAATTTGTTTGACTTGCGGAACGCCAGCAGTGTGTTCTCTGGAAACTTTGCAGAGAAACCGCGATGACTAATTAACATTCTACTGATAGTAAATGTTTTTGTCATTTGTCCCTGGTATCATATCGACAAAAAGAGCATATGATACAAATTTTACAGTATACAATACTATCATCTATCATCAGACATGACATCACTCACTGTGTTTCCCACCGACTGGAGGAGCGGTGATGAGGGCGAGCAGTTTCGCATCAATTTGTTTGGAAAGACGCCCGACGGAAAGACAGCCTGCATTCGTATCCGGTTCACACCAGTGTTCTTGCTCGAGATGCCTGCGGCCTGGAGTCCTTCCAGGCAGAAGCTATTCATCACTGAGACCGCCATCAAGTATGGTGCCATAAAAGACATGTGTCTTCCTGTGAAGAAGCGATCGATGTGGGGCTTTGATGGCGGTGTGATGCGGAACTTGGCACAGTTTGCTTTTCCGACTCTCGAAAAGATGAGGAAGGCAAAGTACGGACTGAAGCGGGATTATCAGATTTACGAATCAAATGTCGACCCCATTGTCCGCCTCTTCCACATCAGGAAAATCAATCCTGCTGGTTGGGTTCACATCAAGCAGTCTTATCCAGTCATGACTCGCATTTCGCGGTCGGACATTGAGGTAGACTGCAACTTTACAACTGTGTGTGGCAGTGAGCTAACAACTCCTCCACCAATTGTGATTGCCAGTTGGGATATTGAGACATACTCGAAGGAGCGCAAGTTTCCTCTGTCTTCCAACCCAACCGACTACGTCACGCAGATCGCAACATCATTCCAGCGATATGGTGAGGAAGAACCGTATCGCAGGGTTGTTGTGTGTTTCAAGGACACAGGCAAGGTTGATGGTGTGGAAATCGTGAGTTGTTCCGAGGAGCAGGATATGATAAATGCTTGGATGACCATTGTGTCTGAGGAAAAGACAGATGTTCTCATTGGATACAACGTGTTCCAGTATGATTGGAAGTATGTGTCTGGCAGAGCGCAGATGCTGGTGGACGACGCTTCTGCAGATGATACAGTGTTT